GATGGCCAACCTGTTCAAGCGGGAGGTTCGTAGGCCGCTCTCCCGGGGTGTCATCGCAGCGGGTGAGCTAGATGCTCAAGCGGTACTGAAGCGACTTCTCCACAGTCTCCTTAGTAATGGGGGTGAGATCACGGAGGGTGATGGGGAGCATTGCTACTACAGCGTCCCCGCCGCTCCGATTGATGACCCAGATCAGGACATCGTGTACCATACGGAGGTTTTCAGGAAGATCCTCTCCGAGCTGGGGTACACGCCGCATCCCATGAACGAGGCGATGGCTATCATCTACTCTCAGTGCGTGGCCGAGAACTTCTCGGGCCTTGCCGTGAGCTTTGGTGCAGGTATGTGCAACATTGCCCTGGCCGTCCAAGGCATCAAGGGCATGGAGTTCGCTGTGGCCCGAGGTGGGGATTGGATCGACACCCACGCTGCCAAGGCCACGGGAAAGACGGCTTCACAGATGTGTGCGCTCAAGGAGCGTGGGGTTGACCTGACGAAGCCCCAGGGGCGTGAGCAGGAAGCCATCGTCCTGTACATCAGGGCTCTGATCCGGTACTGCCTGGAGAACATCGCAGCCCAGTTCAAGAAGGCCCAGAATTCGATCACTCTTCCTGGACCGATTCCCTTCGTGGTTTCCGGGGGTACTTCGCTGGCCACGGGGTTCCTGTCAGTATTCCAAGAGGAGTTCCTAGCGGTCTCCAAGCGGGGCTTCCCTATCGAGATCAGTGAGATCCGTGCAGCTCGTGACCCGATGACGGCTGTGGCTGAGGGTATGCTCGTCCTGGCTGAGCAGGAATACTGATGTCAGGGGATGGCCGGTTCAAGGTCACCGACGCCATGTTGGTGGAAATGCAGTCCTTGCGGAATCAGGGGAGTAGTTTTGGGAAAATCGGTAAGAAATTAGGGCTGTCTAGGTCTTGGGTTTACTTGACGCTGAAAGCGGCGAGTCATTAGAGAGGAGGCTCGCTATCTACTACTACCTCACAGGCGCTCTCAAGCGACGACTGATCTTGGAACTCCAGGACAGCTTCTCTCGTCATCCCCTGTACGCCAAGATCGTCCCTTACATTCAGAATAAATTTGCCTTCGAGGAGCGTCCCCAGTACGGAATTGTGGTCAAGGGGTCTAGTGCCAACAAGGTCCAGCTAGCTGCGGACAACTTCATCGGGACGGTTCAGAGCCATGTGATGCTGGCCTACGTGGGGGAGCCGAAGTACCCACTGGAATGGGTGAAGGAAGACCTGGATTCAGTCAGGGCGAACAACGACGTGTTCCCTACCTTACCTGGGGTCTACTACCTGGAGATCCTGAAGGCTCCGGAGAACGCCCAGGATGATGGGGCGTTCGTCATTGACCCCCTCCTGACACAGATAGACGAGCCCCTCTTACAGATCACCACGGGCCTTGAGACGACAGCTCAGCTCCAGCAGATCCCTGTCCGTCAGACCGTGAGGATCTGGCAGGGCCGTAATTTCCTCCTGAATGAGGGAACAGACTTCACCGTGAACTATCAGACGGGGGAAATTCTCTTCAATGTGCGGTTCCCCTCCGGTACGAAGATCACAGCGGACTACAGGTATGCAGTTCCTTCCATCGGTCCTGTAGCGTTCAGGTGGAACCAGGCTGACTTCAAGACCTTACCCGGGGTGGTTTTGGCTTTCGGGAAAAGGGCCGCAGCGGGAGACAAGGTTGCAGTCGTGGTCTACCAAGACCGTGTGGACACGGCCAATGCCTATGGTGGGAAATTCGAGGTCAGCTTCGACTTCGACGTGATCTCTCGGGACACCACACAGATGGAGGAGATAGCCGACCTCTGTGTGATGTATCTGTGGGGTGAGAAGAAGCCCCTCTTGGAGTTCGAGGGCATCGAGATTGTGGACATCTCGATGGGCGGGGAAGCCGAGGAAATGGCAGACGAGACGGGGGATTTGTATTTCTACACGGCCTCGATGGCGATTCAGTTACGTGCTGACTGGGAGATTCACATCCCGCTCCCGCTCACAATCAGCAAGGTCACCCAGGTCAAGCCGGAGGAGGCTTTGGCTGTAGGTTCCCTGTTCTTTGCTACCAGGCCCGCCATAGTGGGTCGGAATGATCTCTTTGAGCGGATCGGTTGATGCCGAAGTTCACCTTCAGTTGTATCGAGTGCCAGGTCCGTTTCGAGCGAAACCTGAAGATGGGTGAGCACTCAACTCACACCTGTCCTTCTTGCAAGGGCCAAGCCCCGAGACTTTGGGATGGCCAGGGGTTCGGGTTCGACTTTGCGACTACCCCTGGTACCGCCCAGGCGAACTCGGGGGTGACCAAGCACGACTATCCTACGGCGGACGTAGCGGTAGGGATGAGTGCCGAGGCCCGTTGGCAAGAGATCCAAGATCGTGAGCAGGTCAAGCGTAAGGTCCGGCAGGGAGGCAAGACCAACGGCCTGATCCGCAAGCATGCCCCTGACAACACGTATGTTGAGTACGAGGCGATGACCCCTGAGCGGAAAGAGGCGAGAATCCGCCTGACTAAGGAGGCAGACCAGGCTCATCAACTCCGCGTGGCCCCATTTCCCAATCTAGTGCCGGAAAGCAGGCGAATCAAGACCGTTTGAGGGTCGAGGAGGCTGTGTCTGACGGGGATCAATAATCCGTCTTTGGCCTGGTCGTTGGTAGAAGATGGCCGAGGTGATTAGCGGTCGCTCTACAACAGTGTACGTCGCCCATTGTCGGCTAAGCGGTATTCCAAGCAGTACGGATACGCTTTTCGCACGATTCCACTTGTAACCCCCGATATGTAGAACCAGACCCAGATCCCAGATGAACGCCCCTAGATGAAGATTCAAAAGACAGACCACTGAAAAGTCGAGGAATACCATGAGTTTAGGGCCTTTCACAACATACGTGCCTCCGGGCGTTTACACTCGCTCTCTGACTGAGGCAAATGCGGCCAACCTGGTCGCTGGTCTCCGCATCCCGTTCGTAATCGGGGTCGGTCAAGAGCAGCTAGAGCAGTTCGACCTGGAGATGGTTCGTGGCTCAAGTTCGAACCTGGACCAGCAGATCGTCCGTGAGGATGACAGCCAGCGGTTCGTAGTGGATGACACGAATCCGGCCAACCCGATTCTCGGCTCAGCGAACGGTCTTCTGACCAAGTTCCGTGTCCGCAACTATCCCATCGTTGACGGCCAGGGCTTCGGCCGTGTGACCAACGATTCCAGGGCTGTTTCCTGCACGATCAATGGCGTTCCAGTGGCCGTTGGCGGGGTCCAGGGTTCGGATGGCTATGTCATCCTTCAGGTGCCTGCCCAGGTCGGGGATGACGTCCGTTGCACCTACTACTTCCACCGTTCCGACACGATCATCACGGATGACGTTTCCGAGCAGGTTACAACCACTCAGGCCATCCTCACGACTCCGGCGGCCGAGAACTTCATCATCACGGTTGGAACGACCGATACCTTCACCATCACGGTGGATGGTGTGACGACCACGGTTACGTTGCCCCCCAGCACGGGTTACACGGCCACGGCCCTGAAGGCTATCATCGACGCTTCCTTGATCCCGGGTCTCTCGACTCAGGTGTTCACGGACAACGCTGGCTTGAAGCATGTCCGGTTCTTTGCGGCCTCGTCCCTCAACATGGGGACCGGCAATGCAAACGGGGCACTCGGCTTTGCTCCCAACACTGCGACGAACCGCAACCTGGCTTTCAGGGTGTTCCAGCGGCCCATCGTGGACGGCTCTGATGGTGGTATCACCACGACGGATCCCTCCAAGGTAGTGGCCAAGGTCAATGGCCTCCAGGTCATCCCGACGGCTGTTGACGGTACGAACGGGATTGTGACCCTGCCCACGGCTCCGGCCCCGGGTTCGCTTGTCACGATTCAGTATTACTTCAACACCTGGCAAGACACGTTCGATTACCTGCCCAACACGCAGGTCACGTCGGTTGTCCGGTGCGGGTTCTCCCCGGGCCGGTCGGACTACATCCAGGACCAGGACTTCGTGATCTCGAATCCGAGCCCGGATGTCTCCATCGTTCACTGGGGAACCAGTGTGTCGGTGGCCTCTACTCTCCGGTCGCCGGGAGCTGAGGTGTTCGACGACACCCAGATTCTACCGACCCTGGTAGACGACAAGATTTTCCTCACAGCCTCTCCTCGGTACGTGGATACGACGGTGGTTCCTGCCGTTGTCTCTACGACCAAGTTCATCCTTCCCGAAGTACCCACGACGGGTAACGGCCGTGACACGCCCCTCGGGCAGTCCACGTACCTGGCCATCACGAACCAGCGGATTGGTCTGAACACCAATCGTCCGGACCTCGTGACGGTCTTCACGGGCAGAACCCTCAGGGATGCACTCGGCCGTTCAGCGGTGGAGGTCATCGAGGTGGATTCCTCGACCCGGACCGTCACGCTGAAGAACCCTGTTCCTCCGGACTACAACGCCTACTGCACGTTCTGGTACAGCCGTATCTCGGACGACACCTTCATCCTGACCAACAAGGTTGCCGGTGCGGTGGGTACAGGTCAGTTCGAGGTGTTCGCCACCTCGACTCAGACCAACCTCCGGCAGATCCGGTTCGGGGCGAAGACGGGTTTTTCCCAGATCGTCCAGTGGCCCCGTGGTGTGGAGCAGATCACGGATGCGTTCCACACGGGTGCTGGGGCTCCGGTGGACGAGACGGTTACGGTCACGTTCGGAACGGCCACGGCCAAGAACGCTGCATTCACGAACAGTGGAGCCCAGCCGTACTCGTTCTACACGACGTACTCTGACCAGTGGAGGACTATCCTCAACGGCGCCACCGTCACGACGAATCTCAACACGGCTCGTCGAGGACATT